ATCGCCACATCGGCATTAATGCCGGCACTCACTACCACGCTGCCGCCATACACATCCGTATCGTCCGTCATCACGCCAAGCACCTTAATCTTGCCTCCGGCATATTCCAATAGCTGGTGTGCGGGTCCATCCGCAGCCGTCATATCAACAAGGGTTAACGTATTTTCACAAAGCATTAGGTACAACTTGGCACCCGCGCCGGCTAACTTATAAAAATCAACCACCTGCCTATAGGCAAATGGACTGCCGGTAGCCGTAAGCCCCTGTGTTACGGCATTAGCAACACTCGTTACCAACAATGCTTCGCCAAGCGTATAGCCGTCAACACCGCCTGTCAGCACCATGCCAACTATACCGTCCTCCTGCTGCGCCGTAGCACCCAACTGCCCATTCGCTAATGATATATTTACCGCACCCATATCTTTTTTATTTTATTTTAACTTTATTTATTTTCCGTCATTGCGTAGTGGCGCAATGCTTGCGCCCTACGGGCTTACCCTACGTCAAACCGTCATTGCGAGCCTCCGTAGGAGGCGAAGCAACCTCATTAACCATTAACCCTTCACCATTAACCATTGTCCACTCCCCCTCATACCGTATCACCCCATGCAGACTCTTCACATCGCGCACCCTTCGGCACACCTTCCATCCCTCTCTATCGCCCTTGCTCCCTGCCTGCACGCCTTCATTCGTATTGCCTTCTATCGTATATATTAACATTTCCACAACCTTCTCCACTATTCCTGTATGCCCGCGTCCCTTGCCAAAGTTCATAATGATTTGGTCTCCGGGCTTAAGCTGCCCCGCAATAACATGCGCATTCGCCTTCGTTATCGCCTGCTTTTTTTTCTCTTCGGTTTTAGCCCAACAGTCCATCACGCCTCCGGTCTTCACCACCGGGCACTCGGCATACTTGCCCGCAGCCTCCGAATAACACCGATACACAAATGCCATGCACCACGGCGCAGCACTCTGTATGCCCACCAACTTTAAGCACTCCTTTACAAATTGTCCCCAGTTGCTGCCCTTCGGCTCTTCCTGCTCCCCTATATAATCCGCAGCTATATCCACTGCCTTTTTCGCTATACTCATTTTATTTTAACTTTTATTTACGTAATAAAGCCATCATAGTCCATCATTTAATCAAATAAATCATGGTTCAGACAACATCCGTTAAGCGTAGTCTCCTGACTACGCTTACGTGGTAGGCGGTCTCTGACCGCCAAGTAATTCCGTCTTCTCCTTGCTCCCCCGGCTGCTCCCCCAGAAATAACCGACAAGCAAAACAGCGACTTCACATAGAAAATTTATCTCCGTCTGAACCGGAGCCAAGCTCTCTCCCGCAACCAATGCGTAGGTGCTCAAGCCTATTATCGCGACTAAGCAAAGCACTATAATCGCAATGCCAAATAGGTTAATGTCCGTCAGGTTCTTCATGTTCGCCTTTTTTACGCTTCTCTTTATTCTTTTTTTGTGGTTTGAATTTTAAATATATTTTCATAGAAAAATCCGTAATCGCCAATAGACTCACTATTATGGTCAATGTTGTGGCTAATGCACTGCCTGCCGCTTCCAACATCATGCGCGAAGACCAACTCGCCACCACAAGCAGCACACCACTCGCATCCGGCATTATCCAATTATGTATATATTTATCTATCATTTTTTAACTTTTTTATAATTTCCTTCATTGCGAGTGGTACATCCCGATGTATCGGGGGGAGCTTAGCGAACCGAAGCAACCTCATAGCCCTCATTTAATCATATACAATCACAGTTCAGACAATCATAGCCAATCATTCCGTCATTGCAAGGCTCGCAAGCGAACCGACCAACCTATTCTCTTTATTCGCCGGTAGTTATCCGGCAATTTTTGCGGCAGCCTTTGGCACACTCCGCCTATCAGATGGCGCAACTACCTGCCATCGCTACAATAAATTTTAAAAACGGCAGCGCATTAACGTTATTACAACTAACCATTATCACGCTGCCGTTTCCGAAACCCTGCCGGGCTTCTTGCGGGTTGCAGACCCCGCCCATTCCTCACTGCAGATAGTATCTTATCGGTCATCAGACCGTCATAGCCAATCATTTAATCAAATAAATCATGGTTCAGACAAAATAGCGTAGGGCAAGCCCGCAGGGCGCAACCCTACGCTAATTCATAGCCAATCATTTCGTCATTGCGAACCATGAGCGCAGCGAATGGTGAAGCAACCTAATCACAGTTCAGACTACCTCACCAACAGCCAACTGCGCCAATACACCTTACATGTGCCCGCCAAGTCTGCCACATCCACCGTTACGCGGTAATTCGTATAAGGATTACCCACACCGCCATTCGGCAGCAGCGTTACAACCTGTTCCGATGTACTTGCCGTCAGCGTAGTGGACTGCAGCAACTTCCAACTCCCCTGCCCATTGCCTTGCGTGCAGGTGCCCCAATAATACACGTACACACTGTCGCAGCTTGTGCCCGTATAGATAGTGGCGTGGGTCTCAAAGTTCACGTGGTTATACTCACCTACCAACTTTTCGCGCACACTGTCCCCGGCTCCTACTGCCGTCTGCACCGTATCCAAGCCGGAGTAGATAGGCATATTCGCAGCTACCCAGTTCTTAACAGCCGTATCTACCGTGCCGTTATTATAATCACCTCCGGCAACTATCGTCGGGCATTGTGCCGGTATCACCTTTTGCTGCCCAAATACTGTAGTGGCAAACAGGCACGCCACCAATGCCATAAAAATGTACTTTCTCATTTTTGTACGTATTTAATTTAAATTGTTAAAATATCCGTCATTGCGAGGCTCGCTTGCGAGCCGAAGCAACCTCAATTTGAGGGGCGAAGCCCCGTGATAAATCAGCGTAGGGTAAGCAGCCGTAGGCAGCGCAGCCCTACGAAAAAAGTATTAATTACCATCCCCCGCAGCCTGAACTATCGCCACAATGCCCTTCTCATCACTGCGCCTTATTCTGCCACCCATGCGAACTTCAAAGCTGTATATATCGCCATAGTAAACCGGAGATTTTATCTGCTCAAACGCATTTATTTCTCCAACGGCGCGCTCTACTACCTCTTCGCACCAACACAATACCGCGTCATTATCGGTTGCAACAACAGGGTCGGCGTAGGCTTTAACAACCGGCGTGGCGGCATTAGTAAACGACACTACCTCGCTGCGCATGTAGATGTCAAAGTTCCAAAAGCGTCCTATCCTGCCGGTAGCCGGGTCAATAGTAGAAGAAAAATCGCGCTTATCCGTTGCGGTAAGCTCGTCCATAAATTGAGAGTACATATCCGCACTCATCACCATCACCCTGCCCTGTGTAGGCATATCCATCTTATCAAGCACTTTGGCAGCATTGCGAATATCCGCTACGGTAAGCCTCTTTCGGTTGCCGGTAGTGTCGGTAAGGTGGGTTGCAACAGAATCTCCTGTTGTTCTGATGATTGAACTGGCGGAAGACGGAGACCACTTTACCAACATATCATCGGCAATACGCTGGTTGAGCGTGGACATGTGCTCTTTCATCACGTTGTCCAACTTATTATAGCTAAGTTCTATCTGCTCGGCGTTGGTAATAAGAATAGGGTCAGTGCTGTAGTTATCCAAGTTGTAGGTAACTTCCGTATCTGTTCGCTGCGTAACAGATGCAGGCAAGCTGCTGCGGTTCTTCTCCACATTCGGAAGACCTCCGGCTTGTGGTATATGAACCACCTTACCGCTAAGCACGTTGGCTCCCGCATCAGAGCTGCGCTTCAAAAATTCATTATTTTTGAACAGGTTTTTTATGATATAATCCTGCCAAATCTCGCGTTGAATAGCCATTTTATTATTTTTTAAACGTTATTTAAATACCTTTTTTATCGTAGTGGTGAGTTGCACTCGCCCAAATCACAGCCAATCATTTCGTCATTGCGAGTGGTACATCCCGATTTATCGGGGGCACGAAGTGCCGAAGCAACCTAAAATCACAGTTCAGACTACAACGTCTCTGACCTATACTTTTCGTTAAACATCGCCTGATATTTGTCAGGAAAGTCGCGCTTCAATCGCGGCAGTAAATCTGCTGCATGAAGCTCATCCCAAGTCTTATCGCTAAGCTCCTTCGGCAATCCGGCACCTATATTCAGGGCACCAACCACCGACTGATAAGGCTGCATAGTGGCTACCAAATCGCTTAGCCCTTTGGGGTTGCCGGCAAACGCCTTAGCCATCTGCGTAGCCGTCTGAAGGCTCATGCGCTTCTCTTCCACTGCCTTGTCCACTATCGCCTTTACCTCTGCCTCCAAGCCTTTGGCTTTTACATCGGCAAGTTCTGTCTCCAATTTCGCAAGCGCAGCCTTGCTGCTTTCTTGCGCCATGCGCAGTTGCTCGCGCTCCTGCAATGCCTTCTCAATGCCCTGCTGCACAGCCTCATCGGTAGTGTTGTCTGATAGTGCCAATGCCCCTATAACAAGCGGGCTTAACGTTATATTTGCTTTTTTCATACCTTTATTTTTTAGGTCAATTTTTAATTGATTAGTCAAATCGCTCAGATTGATAGCGTTGTCGTTAGCATCAAAAAGCTGCACCTTAAACGCCTCTCTGTTTGCCGGCAAGTCCACAAGCGAACACTCTTTGAATGCCCATTTGGTGCCAACTATAATCGGCTCTCCGGCTTGCACATCGTCCCTAAGCTCATGCGCAAATAGCTTTATGCCCCCAACGCTTGCTGCGTTCAAAAAGCCGTTACGTATCTCCTCCTCTGTCCTTGCCCCTCTCGGATGGCTCAAATTAATCGCCGGCTGCGCTAACACCTTATCCCCTTCAATGCGCACATTTTCCCAACGAACAAGCACGCCATGCGTACTGTCATGGTTGTGAAAGCCAACCGGGTTCTTTTTAAACTCCCCCAAATCGCAACCATCCGTCAACAGCTTAAAGCCGTATTCGTTAAGCGCATTAGTGCTTAACACAAAGTCCGTATGTATTGCTTTTGTACTCATTTTTTTAACTTTTTTTACCGCTTAAAAATCATAGCCAATCATTTAATCAGACTAATCACAGTTCAGACTTTAGAAGACCTGCCGGTAGTCAGCCGGCAGGCTTCAAGGGAAGCAGAACAACAGTGCAGCGTCAATTCTGTTACAAAGGTATATACACCTTTTTTGTCAAAAAAATACACTTTCAGCCATTATATACCCGCTTAATAATCATTATACTGACAAATCATAACCACCGAAACCCTTTTTTCCAATTAACCTAACATTCCTCACCTTTGTATCTACCGCGCTTGCGCGGTACTAATTCCGTCATAGCCAATCATTTAATCAAAGAAATCAAAGTTCAGACAACATGACAGCCGCAGAAATTGACCTCAAAAAACAGCGAGCTAAAACCCTTTTCCTAACCTCCCAAATGTCCCAAAAAGACATCGCAGAACTCGTTGATATATCCACGCAGGCACTTAGCCGTTGGGTGAACGAAGAGCAGTGGGATACGCTAAAAGATGAAATAACCCAATCAGACCCCGAAACATTGCGCCTCCTTTACAAGCGCAGGCGAGCATTGGCAGAAGACGATAACACAGACAATTCAGACTCCATCGCCAAACTCACAACCGCTATCACCGCCATAGAGAAAAAGATGTCCATCGGGCAAACCGCAGTCTTATTCACCGAACTGTTAACATTCACCCAATCCTATGATGTGGAACTCGCCAAACAAGTAGCCCGCGCCACCGACAACTTTATCAAATCAAAAATGTAACATATTTATAATTGCAACGCCTCTACCTGCCGTCATTGCGAGGGAGCGCAGCGAACCGAAGCAACCTAAAAGCCCTAAATCATAGCCCATCAATTAATCATATACAATCACAGTTCAGACAATGAGAGGAAGCGAAAAACAATCACTCCAAGAATATTTTGACACCGTCAAAAACCTCGCCAACGCCACACCCGTTGACCTGTCCGAATCATCTATACAAAAAGAGGCAAGAATCAAAAAATTGGAGGCAGACCCGGAGGCGTGGTTCAAATATTACTTCCCAAAATACGCCACCTCCGAACCGGCAGATTTTCACAAGGAAGCCACGAAACGCGTGCTAAACCACCCGGAGTGGTACGAAGTCCGAAATTGGAGCCGTGAACTTGCCAAATCCACCCGCACCATGATGGAGGTACTTTACCTCACTCTCACAAAAAAGAAGTTCAACTGCCTTATCATCAGCAACTCGCAAGACAACGCACAACGCCTGCTCCTGCCTTACCAAATCAACCTTGAAAACAACAAACGCATCATCAACGACTACGGCGAACAAAAGAGCATCGGAACTTGGGAAACCGGAGAATTCGTAACAGCAGCAGGTGCAGCCTTCAGAGCTTTAGGTGCAGGGCAGTCCCCGCGTGGTACGCGCAACGAGGCTATTCGCCCCGATATTATTCTCTTTGACGACCTTGATACCGATGAAGACTGCCGCAATCCCGACATCATAGACAAGCGTTGGGAATGGGTGTCGGAAGCCGTTATACCTACCCGCTCCATCAGCAATCCGCTACTCGTAATTTGGTGTGGAAACATAATTGCCGAAGACTGCTGCGTTGTCCGTGCTAAAGAATATGCCGACCACGTGGATGTAGTCAACATACGCGACGCAGAAGGAAAATCATCGTGGGCAGCTAAGAACAGCGAGGCAGATATAGATAGAGTATTAAGCCTAATCAGCTACGCAGCGCAGCAGAAGGAGTATTTTAACAACCCTATGGCTACCGGTAAAACCTTCCCCGAAATTACTTGGGGCAAATGCCCACCGCTCCACTCCCTCCCCCTCGTCATCACCTATGCCGACCCTGCAACGTCCAACAAAGACAAGCCGGGACAAAAGTCAAACCTTGCCAACAGCCGTAAAGCAGTCTTCACCGTAGGCTCTGACGGTCATAAGTTCTACATATATACAGGCTTTCTGGACGTTATGTCCAATGCCAACTTTATCGCCTCTCTCTACGCCTGCCGTACATATATTAACGCGGCTGCCCGCGTGCCGTCATTGCGAGGCGGGAGCGTAGCGACCAACGAAGCAACCTCAAAGCGAACCCCCGCCTATTACTACATTGAAAACAACACCCTGCAGGACCCCTTTTATACACAAGTTCTGCTGCCCTTAATCTACTCTCACGCAGCAGATATTAAACAACCTGTCCTACCCATCACCCCTGACCCGCGCAAAAAAGACGATAAATGGTTCAGAATTGAAGCAATGCTGGAGCCGCTAAACCGCACCGGCAGACTTGTCTTTAACATAGATGAGATGCACAACCCGCACATGGAACGCCTTGCAACCCAATTCAAATCCGCCAAACCCACCTCCAAACAATTGGACGGTCCCGATGCCATTGAGGGCGCAATATTCCTATTGCAAAACAAACTTCAAACCATCCAAGCCGGCACAATAAAAATTATTAACAAACCCAAAACCACCAAAAACCACTTTTAATCGTCATTGCGCCCCGGCTCCGTCATTGCGAGGCACGTAGTGCCGAAGCAACCTAAAGGGCGTAATAAATCAGCGTAGGGCATCGCCCTACGTATCATAAAAATCAAAGTTCAAACAAATGCTAATCCAAACCTCCCACCTCTACCATTTAATCAACCCCGAAAACATTGAGGAAATAACTCGCGGGGACGAATCAAAGGTAACCGCAGCTATCCGCATGGCAATTCAAGAGGCAAAGTCTTACCTCTCCGCTTACGACCTTGATGCCCTTTTTGGCAGAGACGCACCCGACTTAGACAATTCAGATGAGGAAGCAATAGCCCCCACCGTTGATGACGACTTCCTCAAGGATTTAGTCATCAACCTTGCGTGTTGGAAGCTCATAAAGCTCGGCAACGCCAACTATCTGTACGAAAGTTTACGCACCTTTTATGAAGACACTATAGACACCCTCACAAAGATTCAAAAAGGCACCATGACACCGCAGGGTTGGGCTAAATACGTCCCCCCCTCCGACACACCCACCCCCGGCAACCCTATCCATTGGTCATCCACCCCCAAACGAAACAACCAATTATAACTCCCTTGCCGTCATTGCGAGTCCCGACCTTTAGGTTGAGACGAAGCAACCTAATAGCCCTGAAAGGGCGTAACAAATCAGCGTAGGGTAAGCCCGTAGGGCGCAACCCTACGTATAAAATAAGACCTTTTGCAAGCCCTGAAAGGGCTTAACAATCCTGAAATCATAGCATCTTTTAATCTTAATTCAGACAACAAACAATGGAGCAACAACCAATCATAATCAACCAACTGCAAATCCGCCAGGTCAACCGCCAACCGCTTGACATCGCCAACTACCTATCCGCCATCACCTCAGCCGAAAGCACACAATACCCCTCAAGGGCAAGACTATACGACATCTACACCCATGCCCTGCTTGACGGACACCTGCACGGTGTAATCACCAAGCGCATAGACTCTGTGCTGAACAAACCGCTCTTTTACAAAGACAAAAAGGGTGGGGTAGTAGAAGAGCTAAACCCTATCATCCAATCTGCCGAATTCCGCAAAATAATGCGGCTACTTTTGGAGAGTATTTTATGGGGCATCTCCGGCATAGAATTTATACCGGGCAAGCAGTTGGCTGCCGTGCCTATCCCGCGCAAGCACATCAAACCGCACAACCACATCATTGCCGTTGAGCAGTTCAGCAACGAAGGGGTTGACTACAACACCCTGCCGAATGTTTGGATTTTCGGAGAAAAAGACAACCTGGGCGTGTTGCTGCAAGCCACCACTTACGTCATCTACAAGCGCAACGCCATATCCGACTGGGCAAATTTTGTGGAGATATTCGGCATACCCATCCGCATTGCCAAGTACGATGTGTTTGACAAGGAAACCCAAGAGGCATTAAAAGACGCATTGGACAACTCCGGCAGCGCACTTTCAATGTTAATACCCAAGCAAGCAGAATTTGAAGTCCAAGACGGCAAAACCGCCAATGCTAACGGAGATTTGCAAGCCAATTTCGTAGAGACAATGAACGAACATATCTCTATCACTATCTTGGGCAATACCGAAACCACCTCCAATGGCAAAACCGGCAGCCAGGCAAAAAGCAAAGTGCATCAGGAGCAACAAAATCAAATCGTTAAGTCGGACATGGCACTGCTCCAAGCTGCCCTCAACGACCCCAAATTCATAGCAATTTTACAATCCTACAACTTACCCGTTACCAACGATGGCAACTTTGAATTCAACAAAGACATAGACATTGCCTTCCTTGCTGAGCGAATCAAAATAGACAAGGAACTCATCGCTGCCGGCTTACCCATCCCCAACGACTATTTTTATGAAACCTACAACATCCCAAAACCAGACCCCAACCAACCTATTATATCACCGCCTGACCCGTCATTGCGAGGCGGGAGCGAAGCGACCAACGAAGCAACCTTATCATTCAATCAAAAAAATCTTAGTTCAGACAACAACCTCCCCAACCTCCCGTCATTGCGAGACAACGAAGTTGGCGAAGCAACCTACTTGCAAAATTTAATCAACAAATCCCTTTCCGATTTTTTCGCCTAAGCCCGGCAGCACCCCGGGCACACACCTCCTACCTTTACCGCCAATCCACCACCTGCTGCTCCCCCGCTGCCGTCATTGCGAACCCAACCAACGGTTGGGTGAAGCAACCTAATTTAAATAACCTTTCGGATAACAACGGCAATGACAATCATAGCCAATCAGACAATCAAGAAAATCACAGTTCAGACTACCTCAACTCCCTCATTGAAAACCTATTTAAAGGTAATTTAAATGCCGTTGAAATTGACCCAACCCTAACCGCCGCCACCGCCCAAACCCTCATGGACGCGGTAATAACCGCCTACCAAGCCTCCCTGCTCGGCAAACCAATGCCCAACCCGTCATTGCGAGGCGGGAGCGTAGCGACCAACGAAGCAACCTCAAAAAATGCCGTCATTGCGAGCCACGAAGTGGCGAAGCAACCTATCAATTTCACCGACTTCACCACCCCACACACCAACGCCCTCAACAATATCGCCAAAAATGTTTACCAATTTTCCGTAGCAAAAAACTACCATGAATTGCGTGAATTAACCGACCTTTTAAAAAATGGCGACAAAACCCGCTCCTATGCCGACTTCCGAAAAGAAGCCCTGCACATCCACAACTATTACGACCAGCACCTTCGCACCGAATACAACACTGCCCTCTCCGGCGCCTACAACGCAGCCTCTTGGACTGACTACGAAGAATCACAAAATCGCCGTAATGCCGTCATTGCGAGGCACGGAGTGCCGAAGCAACCCGTTTTATTACAATTCCAAACCGCAGGCGACTCCCACGTCCGCGCAAGCCATAAGCTCCTTGACGGCATTGTTCGCCCAATGAACGACCCCTTCTGGAACACACACATGCCACCCTTAGACTGGAACTGCCGTTGCACAACCGTCCAATTAACCGACAACGAATCGGAGGCGTCATTGCGAGGTACGAAGCAACCTATCCCAAACATCAAAATCCCAAAACTCTTCCAAACCAACCTCGCAAAACAAAACCTCGTTTTCCCTCTTAACCACCCCTACTTCAAAGACTGCCCTAAAAGCGAACTGTTAAAAGGCATATACAACCTGCCGGTAAAAGACCAATACATTCATACCTACACCGGCAAAACCGGAGGAACAGTGCACACCCACGTGTTAGCCGATACGCAGCATAGAGATTATGCAGGCGTGCTTGCCTATGCCAAACATCGGGCAGACAATGGCGACATTGTGGAAATTTTAGCCCCGATAGGAGACTCATACACGGATGCAAGAAATAAAATTTTGCCAAAAACAAAAGGCACAAAAAACCCTGACCTACGCATCAATGCAGAATACGTAGAGGCTAAAATAATGACCGGCAATAACTTGACTACCTTGCAAAAAAACATAGATTTGGGAAGCACACAGGCTGATTATATTTATATAAGTACTCCAGAACCTTTAAGCGATGAAGAAATGCTTAGAAGAGCTTCTGGTTCTATGAAAAAACATGAAAATCTACAAAATATAACTTTTGGACATGGCGATAAATACGTTTTATTCGCAAGAAAAAGTTTAGGGCTTTAAAAGCCAAAAGCAGGCGAATGCCTGCTTTTAGGGGTGGAGCGGATGCTATGCATCCTCCCCGTAGAGCGCAAATATACACCTTTTCCTCAAAAAAACAAAATTTCCGTCATTGCGAGGCGGGAGCGTAGCTCCCAACGAAGCAACCTAAATCACAGTTCAGACTACAATTACAAAAAAAGCCCCCGCTTAGGAGGCTTTTTTATTCAAAATAACTCTATACTAATTCCCATCCCCCTCTGATATAGCTACCACCTTATGGTTTTCTATAGTCAGCGAAAAATCATAATAAGGGCAATCGCCAATGCACCCGCTTGCAGTACCGCTATATATCCACGTTTCACTATCTCCCGCCTTTGTCTTATGCCGAACAACCCTATTCGGTCTTGTAAACGCATACTCCACCAACTCTACCGGCATACCTATCCATGGCTTGCCGGTTGCATAAGCAGACTCAGCCTTTTTTACCGCAGCAGCTCCATACTTTTTCTTTAATCCCTGTACATATTTTTCAGTCTCTTTATCGCCTGGCGGAGGAATTGACTGAGCAAAGCAACTTGTGCTTAAAATTAATAAAATTAATAATAGTAATACGCGCATAATTGTAGTTTTCGCCAAAGGTATGGTAAAATTTTTATCTATAACAAAAAAAGCCCCCCAAACGGAGGGCTTTTTTCTATCGCTCACTACATCTCCTGCAATCCCATAAACAAATCCCTAATATCCCGCAGGCACCACAGCTTGTTCACCACCTTTTGCTCATTACCGCTCTCCCCGTCAAGCATTTTCTTTGTCGCATATTCCATCATCACCTCGTCCAATAAATGCGCAACATCCGCCGGACTCATCACATCGCCCAAAAAAGCACCCAAAGGCTCTACATTATATTTTGCTAACATAATCACACAGTGGGGGTTGAAGCGTTAACAATACTTGTATCAGCAGTAGGTTGAGGAAATAATTGCGCTTGCCGTTCCTTCACCTGCTTCAATAGCAAATTAGCACGCTTCCGCAGCACCATTATCATAGCGTAGGCTTTGCTCACAAACACAAACCCCGCTATATACTTAAAATCAGCCCTATACCGCTCCGCCACCTTATACGCACTCCCGCTCTTGCTCCGTCCAAGTGCAGTCAGCACATCGCAATAACGGTACATACCCTCTCCCGCCACGTCATACACCGTCAGTTCGCTGAACACCTTGCAATACATACCGTGCTTCCGAATGCTCGGCAGCACCACACCCGTCACCCATTTCCGAAATGCCTTAGCCTCCGATTTACGACTTCTAAAGACCAAAGACCACAACCCCGATTCATTCACAAAAATTACTTTTCTTCGCTGACCTGACAGCAACATTGTTGCTGTCAGCTTTTCGTCATCATCAAGTGGCGCAAGTGCCATATTCAGATGATCCAGCCCCAAACATCGGCACACATCCTGCGCCATAAACCAAGGCTCCCCCTCTATCAGTTCTACCCGAACTTGATGGGCTTCAAAAATAAATTCCAGTTCGTTACCCGAACCACCGGACTGCTTAGCTCCATCTGCTGTGGGCTGCAATAATGTTTTTTCTGACTTTGGCATAAGCGAAAAAAATTAAGCGTTAAAAATACAATATTACAAAAAAAAGCCGGCAACAATGGTATTACCCATCGTAACCGGCTCATTATAAAAAAATACCCGCGTGTGCCAAAGTCAAAAAAGCATCTGCCTCCCCCTTAATCGGATTGATTACCGATTCACGCGGGCATTCGCCCAAATCATAATTAGCGGGAGAGGACATAAATTGATATTTTTTTAACTTTGGCTCTGCAAATATACACGCTTTTCATTTCACACCAAAATTTTATCTTTTTTATGCCCCCGTCATTGCTTCGTCCCGACCTTTAGGTTGGGACGAAGCAACCCCAGTTAACCAGTTAAGCGTAGTCTCCTGACTACGCTTGCACGGCACTCTCATTACCAGGGGCGAAGCCCCGACATAACATAGCGTATGGCACATCCCGCCACGCGGGAGGGCAACGCCCTACGTACATCCCCCGCCACGCGGGAGGGCAACGCCCTACATAACCTAAAATCTATTCAAACTCAAACCCAAACACCGGCAACGGCTTCGGTGCCGTGTGCTGCTCCCACGCCGTTGTAATATCCTCAAGACCAATACTGAACGTAAGCGTCCTCACCCGAATAAAATCAGCCCTTTGCTCCGTCTCTGCATCTGTCCGAACCATGCTGCCGAATGCCCGGTGCAGCACCTCATTCGCAGCCTCCACCTTAATCACATCACCCTCCGCATCCGTGCTCTCGGTGGCAAGCGTAGGCAGCCAACCGTGCAGCGCAACAGCCAATGCCTGCTCCAACGCATAATATGCCAATGCCTTAGACTGATATTGGCTCGGTGTGCCGGCAGATGTGGCAGAAAACGGAGGGAAGCCAATGCGAATAGTGATAGTGCCTACTGCCTGCTGCATGTTCTGCCCAAGCTCCGTGTACTTAAATTGCGCTACGTCTATCAGTGCACACGGAAACGAAACCGGCGGGCGAACATCCTTACCGTCATGGTATTCTAACTGACCCAAATCTTGGTCAATGTACCGAAAAACCGACTCATTGGCGGTATTCTTTACGCTTGCTATCCGCTGCGCAAGCGCAAGAAATAATAATTGAAAGTGCATATTATCTTTTTTTTATGAATGAAATATTTGTTGTAACTCCCTTTTTATCAACCTTTTAAGCTGCCCGTGCAGCTCCGCAGTATTGCCTAAAAACTGCCTCTTGGGCATCCGCTGCGTATATGCCGGCACTGTTCCCCGTCTTATCTCCGTTATCTTCCGCTGTTGGCTTTCCGTCTTCGTTTTGCCCAGTTTCAGCTTCCCGCCTTTTTTTTGATAGCTTAATATCACAGCGCGGGAGGGGTGATTAATCTCACCGCCTTCATTGTGAATACGCGCATACGGCACATCCGTACCCACACTCACACTGTCATCAGTAGTGCCCGTAATGTGAATGCTGCTGCGCAAATGACCACTTTTTATTAGCGTGCCGCGCCCCGGCGTTTTATCCTTTTTCCGCTTCGCCCATGGCACCCCGGCAAAACCCTGCCGCCTGAAATTACCCTTTGAATACGTCACTGCATGAGTACCTATCTCCCACAGCAAATGTGGCATTGCCCTGCCCGCAGCAGCCTCCATCTCCCTCAACCTTTCTATCAACTCTTCCGGTGTCATTTCACTTTTATTTTCATACCAATCAAAAAAATCATATACAATCACAGTTCAGACAACTACCTACTCCCCCGCAAATAGTCTGCAAAAGCCTTCTCCATCTGCACAATAATCTTACTTAGCTCCGCAGACGTATGCGCCATTAGCGGCTTCTTAAACTGCCCATATTTGCAGCACCACCCGTCCAACCGCGCCTTATCCACCACCCGCGTACCGGGCAAATACCACGCCATTTGGTGGCACATCGCAAACAACCGCTTACGCTTCACATCCGCCTGCCCGTCATTGCGAGTCCCCGCTTGCGGGTGGCGAATGGTACATCCCGACTTGTCGGGGGCAACCGAAGCAACCTGCTCATCGTTAAGCGTAGTCTCCTGACTACGCTTGGGAGGCTCCGGTCTCTGACCGGCAACCAGCCGCTCTATCCCCCCTATCAACTCCGCAGCCTCATAATTATTTAGCTCCTTTGTGCTGCTTGTCCGTCCACCGCTATACTGCCGCGCCAGAATAGCCTTATACTCATTCAAATCCGAAAACACCCCCTGCTTCTTCAAAGCACTTAAAATGCCGTGAATCCGCTTAATCTGCCCCGCCGTTGCCGTCTGTATCATATATCCAGTTTTTACCCACGTCCTAAAAACGTGTCCGTTTTTTACATTTTTTTACCCTCGTTCCGTCATTGCGAGGGAGCGTAGCGAACCGAAGCAACCTCAATTTGAGGGGCGAAGCCCCGACATAAATCAGCGTAGGGCAACGCCCTACGTAAAATCGCCATCACCACACCATCCACCCCCACCGCCCCTGCAGCTCCGCAACCGTTGGCTTCGCTGCCCGCACCCTCACAATCTCATCCGTCAACTTCTCCAACACCTGAACCAGCGTGCTTTGCGTCAAATCAAACTCGTTACTCAACTTCTGCAGTACCACATCATAGCGTAGCTGCGTATGGTGGCGGTAATAATATAACCGATGGCACAACCGCTCATTACGCGCAGCTATCAGCGCAGCACTCCTGCCGGTGCCGCTGCCGTCATTGCGAGCCTCGCCATCGGCAGGCGAAGCAACCTCACCAATCTTATTAAATAATTCCTGCCCCCGCATATTATTTGTTTTAACTTTTTATTTCAATTTGAGGGGCGAAGCCCCGAGATAAATTAGCGTGGGGCAACGCCCTACGTAAACCGTCATTGCGAGGCACGTAGTGCCGAAGCAACCTAAAATCATAGTTCAGATTTTATCCCATTCATCCAAGTATTTTTTCCCCCCCAAATAGCTTTTTGGGTACATTTTTTTATACCATCCTTTATTTTTTACGCAATACCGGTTATATGCCTGTATGTTGTGAAACACCCTCCGCTTTTCCGAATCCTTCATTTTTTGCCATAGTTTATCCGCGTCAATCCTGTCTTTTTGCATATCAAATTCTGCCCAAAACCGCTCAAAGGTCAAGTCCTCTTCCTGCTTAACCAATGTGCAATAACCGGCACGCGAATAAGCTATCAGATTATCCATGCGTTGATAATCCCAAACAAAGCGAGCAAAATGTTCGCGTTGTTCATCTTCAATTTCAAAAAAGCAATTCTCTGCCTTCTCCAATATCCCCCCCACACCATAGCCCATCACCAAATACCCCAACGTCTTCGGAAACACAACTATATATACAATCATAGCCAATCGTTTAATCATTTTAATCATAGTTCAGACAAAAATCACAGTCCAGACAAATAATCACAGTTCCTGACCCCCTTCAAATCAAAATAATCAGGATTCAACTTCCGAGCCTGCTCCTCCCATATCACGTGCTCCCCAATACCGCCTATGCGGTTCTTAACCATATAGGCAATGTATTTTTTAACCCGAACAGAAAACTGCCCGTCATGCGCTATCCATCTGCCGGCATAAGACGCAGGCTCATTTTGCTTTTCATGGCTAATAAAAATAACCCCCTTTTTTGCCTTAACACACTTATCTTTTAGAACCAGATATTGAGGTTTGTTCAATTCAAGGTAGTCTATGCTGTCTATCACTATAAAGTCCGCAGACCCTTCTCCGGAGATATACGCTATCAGGTCGTCAATTAGCGTTCCCGCACCCCTATCTTGCATGGGGTCAACAAATATTATTTTGCTATCCAAGCCATTACGCGCTATGGCTTGCTGCAGGTCATAGCCATGCCCTTGTTCATAACTTATCCATGCCACGCTGCCGTGAACCTCAAGCTGCCGTGCAAGCCGAAGGCAGTACTCCGTCTTACCTTGCCCGCTTTTGCCATACACAAGCGCAGCAAAGCAGTTACCTAACTTCCCAATGTGAGCATCCCAATTACGGTTGAATGCCAAATATTTATGCTTCATTTTTAAGAATTTTTTTACATTTATAGCCTTCATAGCCAATCATTTAATCATCATTAATCACAGTTCAGACAATCACGCATAATGCCCAAACAACTTTTGGCTCACTATCTCCCCAAGCCGTGCCCACTCCCGCAGACCCCGATACACATCCCAAATCAAATACCGCCACAGCGGGCATTCATGGCTCAGCATCGCATTCACATCGGCATAATACCGAACACACGGCTCATACCGGTGCTCTAAACGGAGCACCCGCTGCACAGAGCGCGCGTCATTGCGAGCCTCGCCCTTGCGAGGCGAAGCAACCTCACCCGGCATCCACGCCCAATGAATTATATACCTCCTCCGTAACTCCCTTAACATTTCTACGCGCATTTTATTTAAGTTTTTATTTGTTAATAGCCAATCATTTAGTCATTGCGAACCTCCCCGGCTCCGTCATTGCGAGGCACGTAGTGCCGAAGCAACCTCATTTTCAGGGGCGAAGCCCCGAGATACATTAGCGTGGGGCAACGCCCTACGAAACCGTCATTGCGAGCCTCCCCGGCTCCGTCATTGCGAGGCACGTAGTGCCGAAGCAACCTCATAAAAATCATATACAATCACAGTTCAGACAAACCAACCTACTCCCCCTCCGTCTTTACATTCACAAAAAACCGCTCCTCCTGATTAACATACACCCCCACCTCATTCAAAAAGGGCGCAACATGCTCTTCGTGGCAGTCAGCAAGCAAGTCCTCCTTGTTCACCTCCTCCTTTTTGCGAACATACATCGGCAATATCTCCTTCACCTTCATCAGCACTTTATCCCACGTCCACTTCGGCAGCGTCTTCAATGCCGGAGGACTTGTCCTAAATCCTACCGTTCCGTGAACAAAATCTTGGCTTTTCTTATCCGCAAAAAGGTGCTTATTTTCTTCACAATACTTTTGGATGATGGGCAATTCCTCATCCATAATGCTTTTTTGCCTTGCCAACTCATCCGCGTGCTTCTCACGAATAGCCTGAATTGCCAAGTCCATTTTCGCAACAACCTTATCCGTTGTCGCACTCGCCGCAGCGTAATTTCCAAAAGCTGTGTTAAACTGCTCCTCGCTTACTCCGGTAATCACCGGCTTACTTACCCTTTTTGCCATTTCTATATGGTTTTATTTGTTAAAAAATACTTATTTAATTTCCGTTTCGTAGGGGCGAGTTGCACTCGCCCTAAAATCATAGCCAATCATTTCGTCATTGCGAGCCAACGCAGTTGCGAAGCAACCTAAAATCACAGTTCAGACAATCACAGTCCAACCACCCCCGTAGCCTCAAACATCGCTCCCCAATGCTGCGCATTGTTCGCAACCGCACCGTTAAGCGTAGTCTCCTGACTACGCTTGCGCGGCACGCGGTCTCTGACCGCACCAACCCCATTAACTATCTGCTCATACTCCCCCAGCAGCCTAACCGCATTATAGTTACCATTCATTAACAAGTTGCCAAACTTAGCAGCAAAATGATACACCGAATGATAGCTCTTATAACCTGCCACCCGTGCCACCACGTGCCTGTCCACGCCTTGCTGCTTGAGTAGGTAGCAGAGGCACCATTTGCCAAGCACCCCAAACCGAGTACTTTTATCCGCAAGCACCTCCTTCATCACCACCCTGCCCGCAGCAGCAGCAACGCGCTTCCTTATCCGCGCAGCACCGCCATCCGTTACCGGCTGCCCTCCCTCAACCACCAACCGGTAGTTGTTCAGCAGCTCCATTGCCGGTGCATAGCCGGTAGTAACGTCTGTTATAATTTGCTTAACATTATACATCACAGACGTATGATTATCATACCCGCAGGCATTGGCTGTGGCTCTAAAGCCCAAGCCTATATTATGCAACACCCAACACGCCATGCGCCGTGCCGTTACCCTCCCGGGGCTTCTGTCTTTGCCCGTCAACTCCGTAATCGTAAGACCTGCAGCACTACCCACACCCGCAAGTATCTCCGAAATCCACTCTTCCCCCACAACGCCACATGCCCTGCCGTTCCTTGACCTACCCTCCGTCAACATCGTCAACGTAGCCAACACCCGCTCCTTTCTTTGCTCTTTTGTCATATTTTCCCTTTTTTAACTCTTTATTTTCGTCATTGCGAGCCTACCCGGCTCCGTCATTGCGAGGCACGTAGTGCCGAAGCAACCTTTTAACTTTTATTTTATCCGTCATTGCGAACCATGAGCGTAGCGAATGGTGAAGCAACCTAATCATAGTTCTGACTATCTTAACAATTCTTTAATCTTACCCTCTATCACCTCAATCTTAACCACCACCTCCACCAACCGCTCATGCTCCTCCGCCCCAAGCACACGCCCAAGCATCGCATTCAGCTCATCATTATAGCACTCAAGCTCCCGCCTCAACAACCCATACATCACCAACTTTTCTTCTATTTCCATATCTTTTAATTTAACATTTATTTCAATAATCATAGCCAATCATTTCGTCATTGCGAGGCACGTAGTGCCGAAGCAACCTAAAATCACAGTTCAGACAACCTACCCATTCACCTTAGCCCTATCTATATCCCCCAATATCCCCCGCACTATCCCCGCAGTGTACAAATCCAACGAGCCAAGAAAAGACCCCCAAACCAACACAAAACCACACGCAGCAGCGCAATCAAATCGCAGCGTTACACCCGTCAGGCTCACGCTCATGCGCTTCTCTATCTGCTCAATAAGCAGCAGCAGATGTTGTAGCAGCAGCAGGTCATGTCCGTCATTGTTGGCTTCCCCTTGCAGGTCAACGTATATCCGCATCTGCGCAGCCAACTGCCTCGCAGCTATCAATAGAGCCTCAGCCCTCTCCCTTTTCAACTTCACCTTCAATACCGGTAACACCGTCATTCTTATTATCATATTTTTTAATTTTTATTTAACACAATCATAGCCAATCATTTCGTCATTGCGAGGCACGTAGTGCCGAAGCAACCTAAAATCATAGTTCAAACAATAACAGTTCAGACAGCCCGCCCCAAAAACCTCGCACTGTTTTCCAATGCCGAAAGCAAACCTTTGAGCATTATATCATGGTGCGCAGTTACTTCTGCCACAGCAGCAGCGTGCATCTGTTTATACACCGCTGCCCGCTCCTCGTTAGAGCTGAACGTCATCTTATACAATGCCGGCAAAATGTGGTAGTCATCCTCAAGCCTCCACTGATTAAACCACCACAACGACACACCAGGCATCGCCCAAAAATCACTCGCCTCCGCCTCCGGCACGTCATTGCGAGGCAACGCTTGCGTTGCCGAAGCAACCTCATCATCATCCGGTGCCAACACCTCCATCACCCACGCCACACCCGAATCCGCTATCAGGTCAAATAGCTCCACATCACTCATGCCCGTCATAAAGCACACCAACTTCTCATTATAATGATACTGCCCCCTCGTCTGCGCAGTATGCGTTATCTTTTTTTCCATTTTTACCCTTTAATTTTAACATTTATAAATAATCATAGCCAATCACGTAATCATTTTAATCATAGTTCAGACAACCAAAATCATAGTTCAGACCTGGTTAGTACGTGCCCCGCCACCGGGACACGTTTCGGCTACAAAAGCCTCATCAGCCAACCTTTCCGTCATTGCGAGCCTCCTACGGAGGCGACGCAACCTCACCTTGTGATACCCATTCACATACAGCGCAGAACCAACATCATAGCCCATCATTTCGTCATTGCGAACCTCCGTAGGAGGTGAAGCAACCTAAATCATAGTTCAGACCTACCCCCCTCCCTCCTCAAACACAACATCCTTAACATTTTTAATTTTTCCGTCATTGCGAACCATGAGCGTAGTCCCAACATAGGCAGGGAGTGAAGCAACCTCTACCGGCACCGTAAATGTTATTGGCACCGGCGCCTTCTCCCCGTTGCGGTCAAGCTCCTGAACCACCTCCTCCGGCACATTATCGCCTGCCCACATAATGTCCAAGTCCCCGTCAAATCGGGCATTCATCACCCCTTCAAGCCACTCCCGCAAATGCCCCGTCTCCACAGCACCCACAACAATACTCCCGCGTCCCACGCGCACCACATCCCCACGCTTCACTTTAATTCGCCCCTTCGGGTACTCCCACCATGTTGGATACATATACTGTTTGTTTTATATTGTTAAAAAAATTCCGTCATTGCGAGGGAGCGTAGCGAACCGAAGCAACCTCATAGCCAATTATTCCGTCATTGCGAGGCGGGAGCGTAGCTCCCAACGAAGCAACCTAAAATCACACCAACACCATCTTCCGCTTCTCCACCTCCTTTTTCAGCACCCGAAGGCTTAGCCCCGCAGCCTTAATTATTGCCGACTTTTCCTTTGCCGTAGCCTCCGGCAGATTAGCCTCCAAAATTTTAAGCGCATCAGCCCGCCGAAGCGCAGCAAGCTCCGCTTCGCTGTCCAAAGCATCGCTCACGCTTTGAAACTTGCGCCCAAACCTATCAAAAAAAGCCTCCCAACCTATCCGCTGATTAGCCAATAACCCCTCTATCTTCTTCGCGAGAGAGGTATCGCCTATCAGGTACCAACCGCATTGGTCAACCGTATCATCGTATAAGCTCTTCACCTCCATAAAGCACCTGTCGCTCATATACCCGGCATCGTCCAATATCACTAATGGTTTATCTAATAGAGCAATTTGCTGCTCCAACTTTTCGCGTATGTAGCTTAGCGTACCCTTCGGCTCTATCCCAAGTCCCTGCGCTATTTGCTTCAACAAGTCCCCGCGGGTAATGCCCTCGCGGCACTTAACGTAGGTAACATTACCGTTACCGGCAGCATAAGCCTCCGCACCGTAGGTCTTCCCTATACCCACTAAATCGCAATTAATCAGGCTCAAACTACGCTCCTGCGTAGCTTTTAATTGACCCTGCATAAACGTGTACACCTGCGTCTGTGCTGTCTTCCAAGCCTCCCCATCAAGCACCACGTGCAGCTTCTTCGCTATCCGCACCCATTGCCCATCGGCAAGCACGCCCTGCACCTCCCCATTCCGCACCCGCGAATACACACTTGCCTGTATCCCTAAGTACCGCGCATGGGCACTTTGACTATACACGCTGTCCTTCTCCTGGCGCATAGCCAAGTCATCTGCCACCGCCTTAATCACCCGCTGCCTCTGTTCATTTGTTGTCTGCATACCCTATACCTTTTTCCCTATTTTAATGCCCTTTAAAGGCTGTTTGTATTGCTTTTAAACCCCTATTAATAATTTCCGTCATTGCGAGGCACGTAGTGCCGAAGCAACCTAAAATCGTAGTTCAGACAATCTAAATACTGTCCAAAACCCGCTGTTCAAACGTCCTTTTAACCGGCACAACCTCCGGCTCGGTGTGCCACACCTCGTCCACATCACCCGCCTCCCGTAGGGGCGCAATGTTTGCGCCCTCATCAGCGTAGGGCGTAGCCCTACGCAAATCACCATCCGAACCGTCATTGCGAGGCGGGAGCGTAGCGACCAACGAAGCAACCTCATTAACCATCACCCCCACCTTCTCATATCCCGCCTTGCGCTCCTTCACCATAGCCTTAAATTGGTTGATGTATTTCATTTGCTTTTCAAACGATGCCTTATCCGCTGCCGTCTGTTCCGCAGCAGATTCTTGAAAAGGCTCCACACGCGTTGCCGTTGTAACGTACTTATTGCCGGCATACAAATACAGCGTCTTAATGCCGTCATCCTCCATCATATAGTAGCATTCAAAGTCCCACTTGTCTATGCGCGCTACCGACCACACATCGTCAAGCGCATATTTGCTGCCCTGCACATTTAGGAACTCGCGCTTCAGACCGCATTGCGTCTTAACGCCTAAATAACGCACTACCGTCTCTGCCGGGTGCTTCACCGTATTCGGATTCTGGCGTTGCTCTAACACCTCCCAACGAGTCATATTAGGGTATAGCTGCTGATTCGGATGAAGGCTATTGTTCCATTCGTCAATAGTATCCAAGTCATGCTGCACTATCTGCTCATACATATAGCGCACCTTAGCCTTGTCCGCGTTAAGCCTTGTGGTTAGGCTTTTCGCATAAAACCTGCCCAAATAGCCGGGTATTTTACTTTCAAAACCATGCTTTTTGCGCTTAATAAAATGCTCAGCGCGCTTCTCCTGCGGGTTGCCGCCCAAGCACTTACGCAGCTTAGTAAACAACAAGCCCTCCGTCAACACATCCGGCATAAACTCATCTGTGCCGTCATTGCGAGGCGTACCTCCGTCAGCCGAAGCAACCTTGCCCATTAAGTGGTCGGTAAGGTGTCGCTCAAATTCTATTTCGTAGGGGAAGCCCCAACCCTTACGCATTATCAATCCTGCCATATCACGCAGTGCCTCGCGTATAAGCTCTACGCCCTTATCCCTGCCGTATGCCTTGCCAACGTAGCACCCGCTTGCCACATCTATCACCATGTAGCACTTCACGCTGCGCTCACCCGCAATATCCTGAAACGGCAAGTCCCTATCGTCCATAGTAATCTTGCTGAACGCATACTCCGGAGACTTACGCACCACGTGTGGCGCATACATATCGCGCCATTGCAGTTGGCTTGCCCTGCCCTTATCTATCAACATCCGGTTTATCGGCTTATTCATATAGCCCTCAATGGTACTGTCTGCCGGCACCACCACCTTACCATTCACCTTATATGCAGCCGGGTCCAGCACCTCCCCCGTCTCCAAATTCACAACCCTGCGCCTGCCGTTCATAAACTCTTTGAACATCCGACACACCTCCGTTGCCGTAGGCACATACGCAGGTATTACCGCCAAGCTGCATATCAAATTCTCCAACCGCACATCCACCTTCCGCGTATTTTGATTCCCATACTTTTTGCTCACAAGGCATTCGTAACCTTTATCTTTATATTCTTGCACCTTTCTTTTCAGTGCTCTCAAATTCTCCGGCAACCCCGGATTAACCGGCTTATCCGTCTTCGCCAACTGCACACATTGCTGCCAAAACGCCTCCATCACCATGCCCAACACATCTTTTACCGCCTTTTTGCTGCGCATAACCGTCAGTATCATATTCAGCCACTCAGCCTGACGTACCAACCGCTCCTGCTCCTCAATCGGCAAATAACGAGGGGCGAAGCCCCGAGATAAATCAGCGTGGGGCGTAGCCCTACGCACATCACCCGAATCACACAAATCATGGTTCAGACAATACCCCGCATAAAACTGCCGCGCCTTCACATCCGGCTTTATCAACTTCATTATAGGATTAGCCCGCAGCACCGCCTCCAAATTACCATACTCCGCCACCACAGCAGCCCGGTACTTATAAGGCAAACTGTCATAATACACCTCAACCACCCTGCCGTTACCACCATACCCAAGCACCTCAATGTTGCCCCGCTGCTTATTTTTACTATACGCATCAGCCGTCATCACCCGCGGCACCAGCTCACCATACTCCAAGACTATCCTGTTTGTTCTGTCTATATATCGCACCCTTTTATGTTTAAAATGTTTATCACTATTACCTTTTTGCCTCCGGCACACCCAACCTGCCCGCACCGTAGGGGCGAGTTGCACTCGCCCAAATCATAGCCCATCACTTAATCACATAAATCACAGTTCAGACTAATCCCCCCACCGCCCCTCACTCGCAAGCACCTCTCCTATCTCCACCACAGCCCCCTCAATAGCCTCCAGCAGCTTCCCCTCCACATACATAATGGTACCACTCTTACCCATACCCGTCCAACCCCTTCGCTCATTCCTATTCATCCTCACAAGCACCTCACTACAACCCGCTATCTCCGCAACAAACCATGCAGGTATTACATCATGCTGCCCGTCATTGCGCTCCCCATTCCCGTCATTGCGAGGCGGGAGCGTAGCGACCAACGAAGCAACCTTGCCGCCATTGCGCTCCCCCTGATCGTCATTGCGAGTGCCCGCTTGCGGGTACGAAGCAACCTCTTTGCGCCCAAAACGATTTGTACATATTTTTTTCATACTTTTACCCTATTATTTTGTACTGTATCAAATTCCGATACAGTGAGACAAAGATAAGTACAAACTTTTTGTACTGCAAATTATGCAGACAAAAAGTACAAACATTTTTTATTATTTAACTTTTTGATAGCATTTGTAGGGTATGAACATCATGGTTTTTGCTGCCAACGTCAGGCACCTTAGAGAGGCATTATCGCTAACACAGCCAAGAATTGGCGAAATTTTGGGCTTTTCAAAGGCTACTTGGAGCAATTATGAGAATGAAGTCTCTTTTCCAAAGCTAAATGAGCTTGAAAAGTTGTCAAAATACTTTGGAGTCTTGGAATCCGACCTCTTCCATACCTATATTAAATATACTGACTTTGAAGAGGTAAAATCACGCTATTTAGGGATAAACAAAGGCGATAATCCCCCCGCCTATGCCCTCTATAATTTCATAAATCGCACCGAAAACACCGAAAAAAAAACACCAAAAAACGATGAAAAATACCCCAAAAACGATGAAAAACACACAAAAACTGATGAAAAACACCACAAAAACACCCTAAAAAATGAGCAAAATGTCCGTCCTACTGTCCCGCCTCCCGTCCATCCAACCCCCAATTTAACACATTTTAACACCCAAAATACGCCTCCCCGTAGGGGCGAGTTGCACTCGCCCTATCCCCATGCCGTCATTGCGAGGAGCGAGCATAGCGAGCAACGAAGCAACCTAAATACAACGCAAAGTAACACCCTCCCAAAGGTCATCACCGTAGATAATTCAGGGCGCGAAAACATCACTTTCGTACCCGTAAAAGCACAAGCCGGCTACCTTATCGGCTACGGAGACCAAGAGTACATCGCCTCCCTCACCACCTTCTCTTTCCCCGGCATTCATCACGGCACCTACCGCATGTTTGAAGTCGCAGGCACGTCAATGTTGCCCGCACTCTCTCCAAATGATAAAGTAATAGCTGCAAATACAGCCCAATTAAACCACATCACGGAGGGAGATATATACGTAGTCGTTTCTACGCAAGGAATAGCCGTAAAAAGGGTATCAAATCGCATTTATTCTCACGGCTACCTCCTCCTGTCATCAGATAACACGGAATACCCACAAGAGTTCCCTCCCATCCATTTACCACCAGAAGATATATTAGAATTGTGGCACGTAGAGCACATCGTAACCTCCCCGCAGCCCTTTAGAACACCCATCGGCAAGCACCTCAAAGTAATGGAAGCAACCATTGCCCGCATCCTCTCCCACCTAAACCTCCCCCCCGAAACACCTCCCACCCAAGCCCCCGCAGAACCAACCTTACCACCCACTCATTAAACATTAACCATTATCATTAACCATTACTTTTAAGCCCTTTAAACCCCATTTAAACGGCTTAAAAACCCTATTTTCCGGTTAACCCGGAATTAACCCAAATTCACCTTTTTGTACTTTTCGTTTTGGTTTTGCCCTGCCTCCAAAAAATCACTTATTTTCCCTTTCACCCCCTATTTTTCGCCAAAAAACCGCAATTATCCACACTTTTAAGCCATTTTAGCCCTATTTCCCCCCCAAACCCAAGAAATTTAGCGCATTTTTTGCGCCATATATAATACTCTTTAATTTGTACTTTTCGTTCTGCCCCCTATATTAGTATCTTCTGGACTTATTTATGGTT